GATGACTCGGTGTCAAAGATTTCTGAATGTTGACCTTCATACCTATTATACTCCATACCAAAGAGGGCGTTTAAACCCGGCTCTAATTCCTTGGCGAGTTGTGCTCTTGAAATTGCCATAGTTAACTCTCCTTATGATATAGCAGCATCAGCGTCACCACTAGAAGAGGCGAACACATGATTATTGAGTTTAACGATATAAGAGATACCTGCGGCAGAGTGGTCAGCATTAGTCACATCCTCATGAACACCCACAATCATTAGGGGATTCGAAGGATCTGATGCTTCTGCTGTTGATATATCTATCATAGCACTTGAAAGACCAGTTGTGGTATTTCCAGCAGTAGCAGTTGCTAATTGTGCTGTTTTAAATATATCTGCTCTCGCAGTTGCCTTATCAGTGTTTGTACCATCCGAACAAATAATATATTTTTGCATCGGATTGTCATATATAAAACACTTTATATCAAAATTAGCGTTGGCAGTTCCGTCACCACCCCACTGATTTTTGAAAGTTAGTTTACCTGTTGTTGCATCAACGTATTCACAACCAGCAAAAACACCGAGGAGTTGTTTACCATCTCCGTCTGCACTTGTGATGATTGCCGCAGTTCCACCTGTTAACTCGACTTCAACTGGAGAACCTTGGAAAATCGCTGAAGCATCGCTTTTGATAAAATACTGATTAGTTGAGTTGGTGCCACCACCAATAACACTAATCGGCTTTAATCCAAACTTTACGTTTACATTAGCCATTTATTTAGCTCCTTATTGCTTCATTAAAGTTACTCGGCATTAGGATTCATCTTACTCCCTTTGCCGAAAGATACACGACTTTGCCTATCCGGTTTATGGATAGGCATTGAGGGGTGTTGCTCCCTCATTAGGTTTTCATCAACGGCTTTCATTTGGTTGCGGGTCTGGTCCCGAAAATATTCAGTTCTTTCTTCTACCGTTTCGGTAGGTATCCGTGCTAACATTAAACCACCAACACCGATAACTCCTTTGTTTTTACCCTCTTCAATAGTCGGATACTTTGCAGCCGAAGCACCGTATTCATCGGCTCTGACTGGTTCCCATCCTTCTCTCATTCTGGAAAAAACATTCGATTTATCATCTTCACCTCTTAAGTGAGTTCTGATCCAACGATGTTCAAATCCATCTGGAGCGGGGGGAGCATCCAACTTTGCTGGAGGTTGCCAAGGTTTTCTCCTTGAGGTATTTGCACGATTTGTGGTTTCTCGTGAAATTCTATTTGTAGCCATAATCTTACTCCTTCACATGCTTTGCATATTCTTCTAAAGGAACACCCAATCTTTTTGCTATCGCAATCTGCGATGGAGTTAGCTTGACTGTTCTACTCCTCTTTGCTCCTGACCTTGATGCTGTACTACCAGCAGAGGCAACTCTAGGAGCATTAGACTTTTTATTATCCGAAAACTTATGTGAGAACTCGGATTTAATTCTGTTATCGAGTTCAGTATAGTAGTCTTCGCTGTTTGGGTCAAACCCTTCTTGCTCAATCATTGTCTTATGTATGCCAAAAGCAGCATAAGTCATTGTCTGATCTTGCCCAAACCATGAATTATCTTGTGCCCATTTCTCTGCTCGAGGGTCTGGTCTTGGTTGAGTTTGTTGGGGTTGAGCTTGTTGAGAAGGAGCAGTTTCTTGTCTTTTTGCCTGCTCTTCTCTGTCTGCTTTTATTTTTTTAAGATTTGCCTCTTCCATAGCAATTCTTGATATATTCTGTGATGCTTCATACAAAGCATCTGCATCTCCAGACTCTAACGCTTTCTTATATGCTTCTTTTGCAGCTTGAGATTGTGCTGTTACTCTCGTATCAAACTCACCTACATAGTTAGTGTCTAGTTTTTCAAGCCTTTGCTTGAGTTCTTCGTTCTGTTTTTTGACAGATTCTGCATAAGAGAGTGCAGCTTGTCGCTGTCGCTCTTCTTCCCGAAAACGGTTCGTAAGTTTGCTAATACGTTTCTTAACAGTATCGGAATATTCAGACAAGTCTTCATCATCTGCCACTTGCTCTTGATTTTCGGTTGTACCTTCGGTATTTTCGACAGTTGAATTTTCGGCGGTCTGCCTCTCTTCTTCTTTTTCTCCATCTTCAATTACCTCCACTTCTTCAAATAGTTCTTCTTGTTTTGCGTTTTGCATACTAGGCTCCGTATGTTTTTATGTCATCTGGGTTGACAATGGTTGCAATGACTTCGTCATCATTGATTATTCTAACTTCCCCACCTTCTATTTGGAATCGTGAACCAGCGTAGCGACCTATGCACACCCAATCGCCTTCATTACACCAGTCTCCTTCTGTTCCAAATTTGTCTACATCCTTATAAGCAAGAGGTCCCTTCTTAACTACATAAGCTACAACTGTAGCTCTAGATTCTTTTTCTCTTACAGAATCTGGGACATGGATACCACCTTCAGTGGTATCTCTACCCATATACGGCATAACTAATATTCGCCATCCAGTGGGTTTTGGTACTCTGTCTTTTAGGGATAAATTTTTAGCTGCTTCGTCAGCTTTTTTCTTAGCTTCTTTTTGTCTAAGAACGTATTCAGGCACTATTAATGTCATCGTCTACCTTTTCTAGCAGGGTTCTAATTTGATCCAATGCGTAGGATAGACCCTGAATTTCTCCTACCATTGCTTTATAACTAGCCATATCAGAAGCATTACCACTAGTCAACGCCATACTGATCTCTTCTATCCTTTGATTTAAGGACTTTTGATATTTATATAAGAAGTCGGTTACTTTCATTATGGACGTAGTGTCCTTAATTGATCCCCTTTTCTAAAATATCCAGGTGGATCCATCGGTCTAGGAAAAAAACTTTGTCTTGCTAATGTGTCTACCACTGGAATTTGTGCAACGGGATTAGTCATGAAATTAGGTATTTCTGCTCCTTCTTGTGAAAAATTCCCTATTTGTCTTGTATCTAGTCGATCACCAAAAGCGTCAAATGTTCTGTTATTCATATCAACATTATCTCTCATATCGTTCACGGCTCTTTGACCAGTGCTTGAAGAAAAAACACCAAGAGCACTATTTAAAAGATCAGTTAACTCGCCTTGACTTTTTTCTGCTTTAGCAGAAGCACCTTGATACTCTTTTGAAAACTCTGGCATACCTCTGTTTACACCTAACATGCCTCTAACAGCACCTAAGTATGGAACATTGTCTAGAACAGCGTTCATAATCCCACTTCTTGGCATCTCTTTTACTTGTCCTTGAACAGTGTCTTGTCCAATATAAAAGTCACCTTGTTTAAAGTTACCAGGATTTTGAGATTGATCGAACCTTAATTGATTTATACCAGCTGGAGTGTAACCCCCTGGAGTATTAAGTATGTTAGAATAGTCTACGTTTTCTGCACCAAATAATCTTGAGAATATGGAATCTGGAAAAGGATTTGTAGCCGTAGCACCTCTGGCAGTAGTGTACGCCTGTTGTGGATTAAGACCAGTTACAAAAGAATTATAATCTTCTGGACTATCTCCACCAAGGTTGTCATTATAAGTATCTCTGCCTACTTCAGTCGCCGCGTCAAAATCAGACTGACTCATTCCATAGTCACTAGGATCTCCATAACCATCATCAAAATCGTCCACTAACGAACTCCTCTAAACCCAGTCCCTTGAACTGCCATGCCACCACCACGCATTTTCATAGTGCCACCTTTTTTCTTGAATCCCATTTTATTACGAACTGGTGTAGGTAATTTACTTAGACCTTTGCCCTTGTTACCAGGTGGTACATCTTTAAGACCGCCCATAGCTTTCTTTATTCCTTTAATTGCTTTTTCATTTTGTTTAGCAACCTTTTTACTAAATTCTTTATCTAAAGATTCAGTTTTATCTGCTTTCAGACTTTTAGGTCTTGGTTTAGGCATAGGAACTTTCTTTTTTTTCTTTTTTTCTATTGGTGTTATTATTATAGGCATGTAACCCTCCAGTACGTTTGATCCACCATCTTTTCGCTTCTTACCTTTATCGATAAGTTTTTTTGCCTTATCATATGATATTGACATATCTTTTGCAAACTGTCTAATCCTCGTCATCAATTTCCTCTACTTTTGTGTTACACATTGGACACTCATAGGTGACAAATCTCTTGATTCCATAGAAAGGTATTGGCTCTTCTTCTATTGTTTTCTTGTATGCTATCTTGTGTATGTAACATATTTCGTCTTCGTTCATCTTCTTTTCTTTAATTCATTTACATGTTTACGATAAAAGTAATTACCAATTTTATTAAAAATTTTAAATAATTCCAAATTTATTCTTGTCATTTTTTCATATTTTCCCTTGATACGCCTTTTGCTTTTTCAAAACTTCTCATTCCACCCAATCCTAATAATGAGAGTGTTAACGTCATAAGTTCACCAGTATTCAATTCTGGTAAGATAGCATCTGGTGCCCAAATACTAGTTGCCCATTCTGCGAGTGGCATAATAAAAAATGATGTAAATAACCCTAACGCACAAATCCACATGATAGCTGGGCGGGCACCGGCTACAAATAAACTAGGATGTTTGGCCTGTACTGTATTCGCTTCAATTTGACCTTTTGCTAATTCTTGAGCATGTCTAGATGCTAACGTAGCCAAGTCATGAGCCAATTTGTTTTTCTGATCTTTGTCCTCTATAAACTTACCAACAAGTTTACTTACTGGACCTATTAATGCTGTTAACATTATTACCTCCTTATTGTATTAACGCCTCGTTTAATCCAAATACTTCCAAAATCATAAACGTAAAAAATAATAATAGTATGCCACCTGCTATTAATTTGCCAGAAAAATTAGTTGACCCAATCTTTATAGCAATAAATTCATTTCCTAATATTCTCAGTATTAACTCAAAACTGTTACTATCTACTTTTAAATCAACTGCTTTTTTCTTTTCTTCTGTCATTTGTTTTTTACCGCGTTGTTTAAAGAGCTTATTACATCGTCTATGTTTGGTTCTTTACCCCAAGGATTATAAACACATTTATATTGTCTTGGACACCAACTTTCAATCATCATCTCATATGTCTTATTATTCCCTATGTAAATACAAGCCATCATACCAGTTTTTGATTTTATCCTTTTTTTCAGTCTACAAGTTGTATATTTTTTTTTTTGATTTTACCTTGCCATATCTTTTGTTCTCTTGTGTATTCTTTTGGCTTGTAAATATAGCCATCTGCCTTTGCTTTAGCAGACCATACAGATGCAAGTAATAAAGCAAATCCACCTATAATCAACGCAACCACTAACCAAGTAAGAGCTTCACCTATTTGTCGTCTCATTTGTTGTTGTTTATAAACAGTTTCTTGTCTTTGTTTTCTTATCTGCCCTTCCATTGCTAGAAGCTCTTCATAAGCTCCAGGCCCATGAGTCATATTCAAAAACACCTTGAGTTCGTACCTTTGTTCCTCAAGTTTCTTTTTTGCAGCGTATGCAGCCATTGCCGCCTCTTCGATAGAACCAGCTTTAAACAACTTACCAAACAAGGGAGGGTTTTTTGCTTGTTTTTCTGCGTTATCAACATCCGATACGGCTCCCATCCATCTACCAATGTCTCCAGACATCTGTTCAATGTCTCTTCCCACTGCAAATCCAGCCTTGATTGCACTAAATGCTTTTGACGCTACACCTACGGCAACCGATATAGTAACTGGATCCATTATTATCTACCTTTTAGCGAGGCCTGCGTGTTTATTCTGTAAATATTTACATCATTTCTGTCGTCTGCAATTCCTTCTTGCGTTTTTGTCCTTTGTTGTGCCAATTCATACGCTTGTTGTAGTTTTGCCGCGTCAATTTGAAAGCTCATCATGTCGTTTATAGATTTTCTCTGCAATTCAGCAGTATCATTCTCTAATTCTTTCTCTCTAATGGCTACAAGTGGGTCTGGCTTCTGTGCAGGTTCGATAGCAGGCATAATTTCCTTCAATATTTCACCAATTTGTTGAGAAATCGCTGCTTCTACGGCTTCTGGTGCAATTTGTGGGACTTCTTCACCCCTTTGTTGTGCTTCTTGTATCATTGTTTGGAAGAATTTGGTCACTTGATCTCTCGCCAACGCACTAACATGTTCTTGTACATGGGATTGTAACATTAAAAAGCCTTGAGGGTTGGCTTGTGATACCATGTTCGATAAAAATATAGCATGAACCATCAAATGTGCCTCATGATCTTGCTCGGGGAACACTTGCAGTGGTGCTCCTTTCATAGAATTAGCATTTTCTGTTGCTGGATCCACGGCAGCAGGTGGTTTCGGCGGCGGTAAAATACTATCTATGTTCTTTACATCAAGTGCATCATACATTCTTCGATATGCTTCATACTGATTATGTATCTGTGGTGCAGCTTGTGCAAGTTGCAGTTGTGTTTGAGCTAGTGTTAATCTTTGTGACATAGAAAATATGTTTGGATCACTCACTGGAAGTATATCTACACGCCCATCAAAATCTTGTTGCATTATTTGTGGCTCAACACCACCTACAGAATATGGATAAGGCATAGGATTTTCAGAA